CTACAGACCTAAGAAATCAGTTCTTGAACACTGTTCAACCTTATATGGAACAAGTTCAGGCTAATCAAGGTCTAAATGCTTTCAGAGTAGTAATGGATGATTCAAACAACACAGCGGAAACCATTGATAGAAATCAGTTGGTAGGTCAGATATTTATCCAACCTACAAGAACTGCTGAGTTCATCGTGTTAGACTTTGTTGTACAACCAACAGGAGCTGCTTTTCCTGAGTAATTTTTGAAAACTTGATATTTATTATCATAGGAGATAACAAATGGCTGAACTTTTAGAATCAAATAAAATATTTTATACACCATATGAACCGAAACTGAAAAATCGTTTTATCATGGAGATTGCTGGTATACCTGCTTTTACTATAAAGACAATGCAAAGACCACAAATCACCTTTGATGAAGTTCAATTGGAACATATGAATGTTACAAGATATGTAAAAGGTAAAGGTAGATGGCAGACTCTACAGATTACTCTGTATGACCCGATTGTACCATCAGCTGCTTCATCTGTTATTGAATGGGTTAGATTACATCACGAAAGTGCTACTGGTAGAGACGGATACTCTGATTTCTATAAGAAGAATGTAACATTTAATTTATTAGGACCTGTCGGTGATATCATTGAAAAGTGGACATTGTATGGAACTATGATACAAGATGCTGCTTTCGGTGATTTAGATTTTAGTGATTCTAATCCTGTTGAAATCACACTTACATTAAGGTACGATTACGCTATATTGGAGTTCTAATGAAAAATATACTTAAATTAATTCTTTCTGGTATCATTCTTTTTGGTGCCGTTCCTACTGTTAACGCTATGGACATGAACATGGCTGGTATGGAAGAAATTAAGAAGAAGAAGAAAAAGAAGAAAGGTAAGAAGATTGGTAAAAAAGGGAAGAAATCTAAGAAAGGTTTCTTTTCAAAAATCTTCGGTTCAAAGTAGTACATAGTTATAAAACATTAAGGAGTTATAATGTCAGAACACAAGTTCCCTACGGAAGTTATAGATTTACCGTCTGGTGGAAAAGTATACGGAAAAGAATCCCCACTTGCTGAAGGTAAATTAGAAATAAAATACATGACCACAAAGGAAGAGGACATCCTTATGTCTGAAAACCTTATTAAGAAAGGTGTGGTTATTGATAAACTATTAGATAGTTTGATTGTTACAAAAGGTGTTAAACAAGAACATCTCGTTTTAGGTGATAAGAATGCTGTATTAGTAGCATGTCGTATTCTTGCTTATGGTCCAGAGTATACTTGTGAGGTTGCTAATCCAAAAAATCCTGACCAACAAGTAGAACATACCTTTGATTTATCTCAATGTCCGTTTAAAACTATTTCAGAAGATATAGATTATAGTGATAACTCTTTTGACTTCATAACACCTATTGGTAAAACAAAACTAAAGTTTAAACTTCTTACAGGTATTGAAGAAAAACAAATAGAAAAAGATATAGAACAAACAAAGAAGTTTGGGTATAATGCTGAAATATCAACACGACTTCGTTACACTATTACCGAAGTGGATGGAGATAATAAACCAGAAACAATAACTGCCTTTTCACAAAATATGTTGGCTCGTGACTCTGTGGCATTGAGAAATTATATTAATGATATTTCTCCCGATATAGATTTGACATCGGAAATTGAAATAGGAGGTGAACCTGTTAGCGTGTCAATTCCGTTGACAGTCGGGTTTTTTTGGCCTCAATCCGTCTAATAAGTTAGACATACATCAATCCATATTTTACTTTATCTATGGGACACCTGGCTTCACATTTAGTGATGTCTATAACATGCCTGTCCATCTAAAAAACTTTTATCTACGAGAGTTTATGGATTTAAAGAAAAAAGAAAAAGAACAGATTGACAAAGCAAACCAACAATCACAACCAACAATACCTCGTAGATTTTCCCCCAAATAAGTGATTTCTTTATATTTATTAATGTATAACAATCTAGTGTATTATTATGGCATTAACTGAAAAAGAACTAAAACGAATAGCAGAACTCCAAGACAGAATAAATAATGGAGTAAAGATTCAGCAAAAAACTCAAGATGAGTTAAACAAGCTATTAGAAAAACAAGTCAAAGAACAACAAAAATTAAATAAAGAATTTGACTTAGGTGCTAAAGCACAAAGACTTCAATCATCTTTTGCTAAACAACAAAAAAAGTTGGAAGATGATGTTAATGCATCTCTTTTAGTAAGATTAAAAAATATTGCTAAGGGTAACTTATTAGAAGGTTTTAGACCAGATGTAAAACAAAAAGAACTTGACTTAACGAAAAAGGCTAATAATTTATCAAAAGATATATTAAAGACAGAAGGGTTATCTAATGATAAAAGAGTTGCTTTACAAGGTATAACTAAAGATATATTAGATGGTAATGTATCAAGTACAAAAGAAGTAAAGGATAGAATAAACGCATTAGGTCTTCAAAAAAATGTTAGCAAGGGTATATTAACTGATGCTCAAAATCTTTTTACAGAACAAGAGAAAACAAGCGAAACCATAAATAAACAGAATATTAGAATGGGAAGATTTGCTAAAGCAGCTGGATTTGCTGGAATTGCTATTGGTTTCATGGTAAAAGCCATAACTCAATTTGCTGCGAAGATAGATGAAGTAGGAAAAACATTTGGATTTTTGACAAATCAAAATCAACAATTTAGAGCAGATTTAATATCAGCTGGTAATGAAGCGATAATGATTGGAAAAGGTCTTGGAGATGTTCTTGCTGTTACAGCACAACTTTCATCTGAGTTTGGAATATCATTAGATACAGCCGCTGATTTATCAACTAAAGTCTTAGATACGGCAGTTGCTACTGGTCTTTCTAACGATGAAGCTATCAAGTTATTTGGTACTTTTATGCAAATTGGAGACTTGACCGCTAAACAGGCTGAAGATTTAATAGAAGGAACTGCTCAACTAGCTGCTCAACGAGGAATTGCTCCAACTGCTGTATTACAAGACTTGGCTGGTTCAGCAGAAGAGATTGCTAAATTTACCAAAGGTAGTGGTGAGAATATCGCTGAAGCTGCTGTTCAAGCTAGACAACTTGGATTATCTCTACAAACCACAGCAAAAATATCAGAGGGATTATTAGATTTTCAAAACTCAATTTCAGCCGAAGTAGAAGCTTCTGTTATGATTGGTAGAAGATTAAATTTTCAGAGTGCTAGAAGACTTGCTCTTGAAGGTGACCTTGCTGGTGCTACAAAAGAGGTGGTAAAACAATTAGGTTCTGAAGAAGAATTAAATAAATTAAATGTTTTACAAAGACAATCTATTGCTAAATCTATAGGAGTTTCAGTAGCAGAGCTTAATAAGTTAGTAAGAGGTCAAGATAAACTAACTCTGTCTACTGCTTTGACTGGTAAAAGGTTTGATGATTTAGTTGGACAAGATTCTTTGAGTACACTTACAAGTATTGTTAATACTATAAAGTCACTTGGTGCTACCTTACTTGATACTTTTGGTGGTCCTGTAAATGCTTTCTTAAAAAACTTTGCTGATAACTTTGCTGGTGAAGGTGGTATAGAGAGATTAAGAGCTAGAGTCAGAAGTATAGGAACTGTTTTAATTAGTTTAATGAACGGAATAGGTCAGTTTTTAGATTTATTTGTTTTTGGAAATGCTTTTAAACCTATAGTAGCTGAAGAAATATTTGGAACACCTACAAACGACTTTCGTGGTGGTAGAGGTGCTATAACCACATTAGCAGGACCAGCTGGTGTGTTTAGATTGAATCCAATGGATTCTGTTATGGCTACAACCAATCCAATACCAGTAAATGATTTCCAATCAGGACCTGCTGGTTCAATGGGTGGTAAACAAGAGATAGTGGTTACAGGAGAACTAACTGGTACAAGAGGTGCTTTAATGGCTACTATAGAGACGCCATTAGGATAGGATAGATTATGGCTTTTGAAGATTTAGGTGATAGATATAATAGTGGTTTTGGTAGAGAGATTGATGATAACATCAATAGGAATCAAGGTGGCGATGGTGGTAGAAGAAGACCACCACAAACTCCACCACCATTGGATGAGCCACCTGTTGTTGTACAAAAACCTTTTAGTAGGTTAGCTCAAAAAATCATAGATGGTAATCCACAGAATACTGATTATGAGTTAGGACAAAATACAACATTTATAAATCCAGATGAAAAAATAAAGATTAGAAAAGTAGATTTAAATAATTTAGGTACTGCTGGTCAGTTAGGCACTGGAGATTATGTATTAGAAAGTTTGTATCTTAAAACTCATAAGAATAATCCTAATAGACAACCAATCAATACAGGAAGAACCGATGAAAATGGAAATCCTATTCTTATACCGACTGTTAGAGCTGGTATGGGTAATCTTAATGGTTTAGATATAAAAGGATATTCTTCAGACGAGATTTTTTATAGAGGTAGTGACAGAGGAGACGAACCTTATCAGATAGCATCAATAGGTTCTGAACCTAATGATCCTGTTCCAAATGGTACAAGTAGATTACTTACATTTTATAATAGTGATGCTGGTAGAAACTTAGTTGTTAGAGATAACTTACTTCAGTTTATCCATAATAATCCACCAAAATTTAGTTTTAAGAAAGCTAGAAAATTAACATTTGCTAGAGTGGGTGATATTATTCAGGCGGCTGGTATTGGTTTATTAGCGGCTAGATTTCAACCAGGTCATAATGCTCTTTTAAGTAACTTGATACTAAATAGAGCTACACTTGATATTAAAGACCGAAGATTATTTGAGATAGGTGGTCAATCAGTTAATCTTAATCAAGTATTAGGTGCTCTCGGAACAAGTGTTGGTAATATTTTTGGTGGAGTAAGAAATAGATTTTCAGTAGGTTATTCTGCTAGAACAAGAACTGGTCAACCATTTGGTAATCTTGGTGATAAACCTTGGAATCTAAGTTTTCTTCAGAGAGTTAAAAAAGTAAGTATTGATGCAGAGAGAGATGGACAACTAAGAACTTATCTTAGAAAACAGCAAAATAGAATACATAATGTTGGAATAAAAGAGTCAGAAAGAATAGGAAATCAAACTGTAAGAAAAATAACTCCTTTTATGGATTTGACAGGTAAAGGAAACCATGACGAGTATTATAAAGTTGGTCCAGTTGAAGTAAGAGCTCATGGTTATGATGATAGGATTTCTAATAGTGGTATTGAATACGAAGAAACAGGACCGCCATTACCTATAAGCTCTTTGGGTATATATTCATCAGACGATCCCGCTGCTATAATACCACCCAAACCACCTTTAGAAGAAGTAATCGGTATTGGTCAAAGTATAGATGTAGGTGATTTTTATGTTAGATTTAAAGATTTAAGAGATGGGGGTTACATTTATTTTAGAGGATATATAAATGGTATTACAGAAAACTTAAGTCCATCTTGGACACCTACTAATTATATTGGAAGAAGTGAACCTGTTTATTCATATGAAAGAGCAGAAAGGGACATAAGTTTTAACTTAGCTGTTTATCCACAAAATAATAAAGAAGAAGAGTTCATGTATAAAAAAATGAACAGATTAACTTCTATGGTTTATCCAGAATACATGGCTGATAGTAATAGTGTAACAAGAATGAAACCGCCATTTACGGAAATGTACATGGCTCATATTGGTGATAAACAAAAGGGTAAGTTTGGATATATCAAATCTCTTTCTTATACCGTAAATGAATCAGGTGATTGGAATGCTTTAGAAAACTTACCAAGAGTTTTTAATATTGCTATTTCATATCAGATAGTAAGTAAAAGACCACCATCTTTAGATACTCAATTTTATCAATCAGGAGAAGTAGTCAATGGGTAGATACGATAATGTAAAAGTGTATGGAGATACGATTGGTACTGGTTACTTACAAAAGTTTAAAGAAAGTAATTCTGATATTCTTCTTATTGCCACACAAGGAGATAGATGTGATTTATTAGCACAAGAATATTATGGGGATACATCTTTATGGTGGTTTGTTGCTTCTGTAAACAATTTAAAATCAAATAACATTGAGGCTGGAACTCAATTAAGAATACCGACCTCAACAGAACAAGCAGTTATAAAATAAAATGGGTAAATTTAGTGATAGGGTTTTTGGTGCTAATGTAGATCCAAAAACCATAGACATATTTAATGCTCTACAACGAGGTCAATATGAATTTAAACCAGGTGAATCCGTAACTGATTTAGCAGAACATACGAGATACTTAGGTGAAAAAACCACATTTGCTAGAATGTGGGTTGCTTTAGAAGCAAGTGGTAGTGATGCTAAAAATGAAAGATTTTACTATTCTATAAATGATAATAAAACTAATAGTTATGAACCAAACCAATCTATAGGTGGTGAAAGTTATTTTGTAGAAAACACAGAGAATCCTTATTTAAAACCAAATGCTGGAATCACTTCTATAACAACAAAAACTGAGGGTTCTTTGGGTGCTGTAAGAAGAACAACTGTAGATTTTGTTGTTCATAACAAACAAGATTTTGATAATATTTATTTACCTTTCTTTTTACGACCAGGTGCTACTGTTATACTTGACTATGGATGGTCTGATAAAAATATAGAATTATATGATATAGAAGAACAACTAAAAGACTCTGATTCAGAATTAAAAGATTTTAAAAAATTTATTTATGATGGAGCAGAATCTGGACCTGATGGCGAACAGATTTTTACAAATTCAGATGGAAAAAGATTTTATCATAGTAAGAAAGAAAAAAAAGATGTTGTTGTCACAGATGATACAAACACGACACCTCCTGGTTGGATATATAGACATAGGGGTTTAGTGGATACGAATATTGGAGTAGTCACAACATATAGTTCTAAGGTAACACCAAATGGTTCTTTTGAATGTAGTGTAGAATTAGTTTCTGAAAATGCCACTATTTTAGATAATGAGATATCAGCTGATAATAATTTAAAATTTATATTTGCTAACAAGTTTGAAGAAATTTTAATACAAGCATTAACTGGAGATTCCCTCAGACTATCATCAAAAGTTAAAGATTATAATGCTTTAAGTGCGAGTGAAAAAATAACAGCCATAAATAAATTTTTTGAATCTGTTGCTATAGGAGAAAAAGTTGATGATAAGAATTTTGGAACTATAGGAAAAATAACTGATATAGAAACAAAATTAGGTATTTACTATGAATCTACTGGAGTAAATAATCAAGATACTTTGTATGTTAGTTTTGGTCTTTTTAATGATTTATTTCTTAATTCATTTATTGCTAAGAATAATAATAATACTAAGAAGTATGAAGTTAATTTTAAACTTAAAGATTATTATGTTAGATATGAAAAGAATTTATATAGGAGACAAACAGCAATATTAACTGGTAACGAAGATTTACCTGTTTTTCTTTATCCACCCAACTGGTCAGAAAGTAGAGATGCTGGTGATAATGATGATTGTGGCTCACCAGAGCAACAAAAGATTGGAGATAATCCATACAAAACACCAATTATTCCTATTAGAGAATTGTTTATCAGCGTTCCTATAATAAAACAAGCATTTCAAAAAAAACAAACTGTAAATGATGCTATAAATTTTATTTTACAAAGTATAAATGATGATTCATATGGAGTTATTGATTTAAAAATGATAGCACCAAATCGTAGTTTTTCTGAAATAGGTATACAAGATAAAAATTTAATTAATCCACTTCCAACTTCAGAAAACTTTTTAACATTTGATGTTACTTCTGGTAACGGTATTGTAACTAACATGGATTATAGTTTTGAAACTCCTAAAGGCGATTTACAAAATATGATAGCGATAGGAAATAAGATAGACCAAACTATTTTTGATGTTGATAGACTTGATAACTTAAATTATTTAAGGGTTTTACAAGACGAGAAAAGAAGTAATGATAATACGGATGCTTTTGTTAGAAGCTTACCTTTCAATCTACCAACTGATGATGAAGATACAAAAATAGATAAAGGAACGGATATTGATATAAAAGTACCAAAGGATTATTTCAAAAAAGATTTTGCTGATTTAGAAACGGACATATCCACTTCTTGGAATAGTTTAGTGGAAAATGCTGAAAAGATAGCAAAATCAAAAAAGAGTAGAGGTAAAGGTGGAAAGATAGACGAAGATAATAGTGATAATGAACCAAAGAAAAAAGGACAGGTATTAGAAGCTAGTTCAAGAAGAGATTATTGGGGAAAAAGAGCAAAGATGGCTAATGTGTTGAAACCATCTTCTAAAGCTACAGAAGAAACTATATCACCTATATTACCAGTAAATTTAACATTAAGTGTGTATGGAAATACTCATTTGAATATAGGAGATATATTTACCATTAATTTTTTACCAAAACATTTTGTACCACATGTTTATTTTCAAATAGTAGGAGTTGAACATAAATTAGGTTCAAATTGGGAAACTACATATACAACTCAGTATAGAGTTAGACCTAGTTCTAAGAGTAAGGTTAATCCTGATAATCAAGAAAAGGGCAAGTTGGATGTTCAGTTAGGTAAAAATGCTATTAACCAAGAATTTAAAGATACAAATGTTAGAGATGGTATCTCAGATAAAACAAATCTTGAAAAAACATCTTTTATTGATGTGGATGATGATTTAAATTGGTCAGGCTTAGATACCTCTATGGATTTATCTGATTCTACCCTAAATCCAGAAGACGAGGTAAAAAAATATGGAAATAATACAAATGTTTTAGATAATGAACTTTCTTATTCGGAAATAAAAACACTTCAACATGTTCAGATGGCATATGGTTTTACACAAGTAATGTTAAAATATATTGAAACTGCAAAGAAGAGAGGTAAAAAAGTAAAATATATTGTTAGGACAGGTGGTGCTGGTTCATCTAAACCTGGTAGTTTTTATGCTATACCTAGTCAAGAAGCAAAATTATTTGAAAACGATATAATAATTGATATAGATATTGATAGAGCTTATGCTAATGTAACTGGTGCTTTGTTTGATGTTTATGTGACACCATTAAGTGGTGGGTATCGTCTCGGTTTTGGTGACGAAGAGAAAGCACAAAAGATGTTACAAGAAAGAGCAAAAATACCTATATACAAAGAATTTATTTCAACCATTAATAAAGAAGTTTTTAATAACTCTGCGACTAAAGCTGTAGATGCGGAGTATGCTCCCATCATATCAAGAGTAAGGTTTAAGTTAGCTGATTATGGTAAAGAAGAAAGTAAAGATTCACCTTATGTTTTATTAAAAGATCATGGTACACAAAATTACATTAACAAGTTTGTACCAGACTTTCAATTACCAAAATGGTTTTTAGAAGGCTCATCACCCTCACACTTCATTAGAGATTTTTTAAATGAAATAGAAAAAGTACCAATACCTGGAGTAGTAGTAGAAGAAAGAACTTTTGATGCTTCAAATGTTCCTGATTATTAATGCTTGACTTTGTTACATATTCTATGTAACTTAAGGTATGATTAAATTGGTTATTACTAAACCTAACTGGTCCAAGTCTCACCCGTTAAATGACTTAGTTTTAGCTTATGATGCTATAGAACATAAGTTAGTTTATGCTAATCATTATGAGAAGATGACTGTTAATATAGATTATCCAGCAGACGAGGGAATGTTGATTGATGATTGGAAAGCTGGATATTCTTATGATTTTGCTGGTCGCCCTAAGTATTGTGCTGATATCCTAAACTATTGGATGACAAACAAACCACTTGACCATATACAATGGGATAACTTTTACGACCAAGATGATTTTACATATTATTATCCGTTAGACAAAATGATAGAGCAACTATGTGAAGATGTTCCACATTATAAAGATATGACAGATTTTAATAAGTTAGAAAACTTTCATAATGACTTTGTAAATGCTTTCGGTGAGTTAGAATCAAATGGTATCGGAGTGAATACAGACTTTACAAAGATATTCGGTGACCATATGTTAAAGTATATTCACAAAAAGAAAATATATCAAAACTATAACTTTTTTACAACTACATCAAGACCATCTAATTCCATTCATAATCTTAACTTTGCTGCTCTTACACAAGAACAAAGGAAAGCATTCTCTCCACTTAACGATGTATTTGTAGAGTTTGATTTTGAGTCGTATCACCCAAGGTTGATTGCCAAACTAACTGATTATGACTTTGGTAATTCGTCAGTTTATGGTAAGTTAGCAGAAGACCTTGGTGTAACAGAGTCAGAAGCTAAGAATATCACATTTCAAAACTTATATGGTGGTGTCAGAAAAGAGATTGCTAAGATGAGTGAGTTTTTCAGAGGTGTAGAAGATTTAGTTAAAGTATTTTATGACGAATATATGACTCGGAATGGAATCTTAACACATATTTATAAACGACCAATGAAAAGAGCTAATTTAGGTGACCTAAATGCTCAGAAGTTATTTAATTACTACATACAGGCGTATGAAACTGAACGGAATGTTACTATCTTAAATAAATTACACACATATTTATTAGAGAAGAAAACAAATATAGTTCATTACAACTACGATAGTTTTTTGTTTGACTATTCTAAGGAAGATGGTAAGGAAACAATATATGACATCCAAAAAATCTTACAAGAAGACGACTTTATTATTCACAGCAAAGTCGGTAACACATACGGAACATTAAAAGATTATGAGTTTTGATTTAGGAAAACTTTTTATAGAGTGGAGACGAATTGTCCCCAATGGTGTACCAAATCCTGGTAATGCTTATCACCTTGTATTATTAAAAGAGATTTGTTTAGCAAAAGGTATAGATAGACAAGTTGTAGATAATGTTATTTTAGCATTAGAACAAGATGATACATTTACAGCAAAGAAAAAAGATAGTGGTAAGGTAGTTGCTTTTGGTTCGGAAGAAGCAAGAGATGATGCTATAAAAAGTGGTGACTATGAAGAGGTAGATAAAAAAGATGACGAAGGTGATAAAGATGATAAAGAGGTTAACACTCAAAAGGTAACTCCACAAGAGTTTGATACTGCTGAAAAATCTGTAGTTAGTAATAAAGACAATGATATACCTGATGAAGATGGTGAAAAAGAAAAACCAAAATCAAAAGAGGATTTGCTATCAAAAGACCATGATACTGTAGAAAAAACTTTAAGATATACAAAGACTCAAGCAAAAGCTGATAAAGAATCTGGTGGTCGTGAAGGAGTTGGACTAGGAACTGATACATCAAGAGCTGGTGAAGCAGCTGTTCATACAGGTATTCGTATGTTACAAGATGGAAAATCAATTGATGAGATTAGAAATGAGTTGATGAATATCGCTAATGATAACGATACTTTCTTAGATAAAAAGTGGGCAAATGCTACTATATCAACTTTAAATGCTATTCAAGAAAAAATAGGTGTAGAAAATATAGACGATGTTTCTTGGGATACACCCGAAGGAAGAGAAGCTATTGGTGTTGATACTAAGTTAGAAACTTCATCTGATATGTTTGTTAGAACCAAAGATGGTAGAAATGTAGGAATATCACTAAAACAAGATGGAATGGTATTTTTAAATAATGGTGGTTGGGCTAAACAATCTAAACTATTATTGGACAAACTAAAAGAACAAATGCCTGATGAAGAACACGCTGAATTAGAAGAAGCGATGTCAATACAAAACTATAATGAAGACAGAGCAGAAAGATTTATAAAATCAGCTAGTAAATATAAAGCCAAAGAAATATTAGAATTGACAAATAGTTTAAGTGATGTTGAAAGAAAAAAAGAAAAGATATCAGATAAATATATGGATATTCTGAGAAGTCCTGAAGAGTTATTAGAAAGAATCAATAACAAAAAAATGTCAGGTGATGATATGAAAGCATTTCATAGGCTTTTAAAGTTAAAAGATAAAGAGGGAGAACAACACATTAGAGAGTCAGATAACTTTTTGACTCAAAAAGCTTTTTCTGTTTTAAACTCATCTGATTCTGCTAAAAAGGGTATGAATAAACATGTTTTAAAATCAATGCATGTATTAGATACTTTAGGACTTAATAAAAAATTAAAAGATGGTGGTGTTGATGACTTTATAACTATGTATGGTATTCCACCAGATGGTGCTGTATTAGATGAGAAGAATTTAACAGATTTATTTGGTTCAGAGTTTGGTGATGTGTTACTTGAAAGAATAGACGAAGTAAGAAATGGTAGTAAAGAACCAAAAGATTTAGAAGAGTTTATGGCTGATAAAATAGAAATAAACTATGATTCTGGTGAAATATTATTTAAACATGAGAATGAAATGAAATATCCCTTATTTTATATGTCAGGTCGTTCAAGGGGTATTGGTTCAGCACCTGTTATGGAGTTAGGACAAACATCTTTTATGGCATTAGCACTTAAGGTAGGTTCATTTGATACAGATAAATGGACACCTGAACAGATATCAAAACTTTCAAAAGAATTGAAAAAAGAAAAAGAAGAGCGAGATGCTAGAAGGATGGAAGAAGAATAATGAAAACACAACTGCTTTGTACATTCACGACACAGCACAATCTTGAACAATCCATTCGTGACATCACAAAAAACTTCAAGGTTGTATTTGAAAAGATTTATGTACTACAAAACGAGGACAAACCAAAAGAACTGATTTGTACCTACAATGTTAATCAACAAGATGAAATAGATTTTAATGCTGTACAGAATACCATTTCTTTACATCGTAAGAAAATTACAAATACACTTTATACGATAAACGCCCTAAACGAACTGATAAAGTTAATAAACAACGGAGTGTTGGATACTAACTATCAGGTTGAATGGGATACTTATAAGAACATGATTCTTATATCAAATAAAGAAGGTTTACAGAAAATACCAACAAGGATATTAAAAATAATAGAGTTATAATGGCTTCACCAATATATTTTTTCACCAGAAGTGGATGTGTCTGGTGTCAGAAAATGAAACCATCAATAGATGAAATAAACAAAACTCTGAGTGATGAACAAAAAATTCAGATTTGTTCTATTGATGAACAAAAATTTAAAGTAACATATGATAGCGTAGTTCGTATGAATAAGCTACAGAATGTCGTTCCACTTATGTATAACTCAAACATAGGGACAACTCTTTTGGGTTATAAGGACAAGAAGGATATTCAGAAGTTCTTACGAGCAGAACCAATAAGTACAAAAGTACCATTAACACCACTTCCACATTTAAATATTGAAAAAAGTTCAGGAAAAGACTTTGACAATTGGAAAAAAAGTGTTATATTATGGTATAAGGAAAATGAAAATCATCTTCCTACAAATGTAATAGACAAAGATAGAATGATAGATATGGTTTACAAGCAATGGATGGCATACAGAACTAAACCTACTACTGTAGAGAGTAGGTTAGATGCTTTAGAATACAAGGTAGACCAGATTCTTAAAAAAATCTCTTGACTCTTTCGTTAAATCTTTGTATATTATATAAATTGGTTATCTACAAATTTTACTTTTGTAATATTTATAGTAGTAACAATAATAATAAACATAAACTAGGAGAATAAACATGGACTTAGATGCTATAAAAAGCCGTCTCAATCAGTTACAGAACACACAAACAAATGCGTTTTGGAAACCTCAACCAGGAAAATCTCAAATCAGGATAGTACCTTACAAGTATGATAAGAACAATCCTTTTAGTGAACTATTTTTTCATTATAGTTTAGTTCCTAATAAGACTGTATTGTCACCACTTTCATATGGTAGACCTGATCCAGTTCAACAATTTGCTGATAAGTTGAAATCAACTGGCAACAAAGATGAATGGATTCAAGGTAAGAGAATCGAAC